AGAGTACATTGAAACGTGCAATTTATTAGAAGGAAATAAAATAAATGTAGACTATCTAAAAGATGATAATTATTCATATAGTATAGATAGAACGCCAGTAGATCCAGTATATAAACGCTATGTTGACGGTGCTACGATTAAACAAGTAGCTTTTGATTTTAGCATTACATTTCCGCTTGCAAGTAAGGCACTAATCAATTTAACAAATTCGAAATTTTGTGATGATTTTATGGATTGGGTTGAAACTCAAAATAATAATAGAATATTGCCAGATATACCAGGAGTAATGGGCATACAATGTACATCTCCTGGTTATATTTTGGCGAAAAGTGAAACAAGTGCAATTTATATTATTCAAATGAATTGCAAATATCGTGAAAATTATAAAAATAAGTAGGAGGTAATTTAATATGAGTTTATCAGAAGGTGATGTACTAAATAGAGCTGACAAAGTCAATTATATGGGATTGACTAAAGATGCAACAACATTTAATAGAATGCACGGATTTACAGATATGAGTAAATCTTCAAATCCTAGTGAATATTCTAGAAGATATGTTGATGAAAGAACAGAAAGAACTGACGTAACAGGTTATGCAACTGAAATAGGTTACGCATTAGATCAACTTTATGGAGATAAAACACAACAGGTAATAGTTGATGTACACGATAACGAAGAGGTAGGTGTTAAAGTTCCAATAGTAACAGTAGACTTTGCACAAGCTAACGAAGATGGTAGCTATGTTGCAAGAAAAAGATTTTATTCTATTGTTCCTGACGCTGATGGTGATTCAACTGATGCATATACATATAGTGGTAGCTTTAAAGCTTCTGGTGATATTGTTGTTGGTACAGCTACAGTTAGCGATGATGAAGAAACTTGTACATTTACAGCTAGTAGTACAACTACTACAGAAAGCGATGGTTAATTGATAAGAGGCTAGCTCTAATAAACTAGTCTCTTTTATTTTTTTATGCAAAAAGGAGGAATTGTAATGAAAATATTTGATGTAGAGGTTGATTTTGATTTCAGGGACGCAGACGATATGGAAAAATTTGAAAAAAGCTATGATGAAACAACAAAAAAGATAGATGAATACAAGAAAAGTTTAGAAAAATTAGATGAAAAAAATGTTGTACAAAGTGAAGTTATAAGAGCATTTTGTAAAATTGTATCTGACTTCTTTGTAGAGCTATTCGGAAAAGAGGCAACAGACAAAATATTTAAAGGAAAATCTAATTACTATACTTCACTTGAGGCTTTTAAATACGTAGTTGATTCAAAAATTGAACAAGAGACTGTGGCAGAGGAATTTATAAAAGACCTTTCAAAATATTCTCCTGATAGAATTAAGAGGGATTAGTTTATGAATATATTAGTCGATGAATTAGACACTATTTTAGAATCTAAAATTGGTAAAGGCGTAGAGTTTAGAACAGATTTTAGAACGGCTATATTGTTTGAACAACTTATGACTGATAGAAATTATACAATAAAACAAAAAATAGCTCAATCAATTAGATTATTCTACCCAAATCCAAGTCAAATTAAAGATCCACAAAAAGCAATGTATAATATAATGTGGTTTTATTCTTGCGGTAAAAAAGACTATGAACAAGAGGCAAAAGAGCAAGAAGAAAGAGAAAAAAGAAGTAAAACGCAAAACGCAAAAAAGCCAAGAAAAGCAAAACCAAAAAAACAAAATCAAATTTATGATTATGAATATGACGATAGTTATATTTATTCGGCTTTTATGCAACAATATGGGATAGATTTGCAAGACATTAAATATTTGCATTGGTGGAAATTTAAAGCAATGTTTGATTCATTGAACAAAGATACTAAAATAGTTGAAATTATGGGCTATAGAGCAGTTGATTTAGGAAAAATAAAAGACAAAGAAGAAAAAAGCAGATTATCGAATTTAAAAAAGATTTATAAATTACCAGATATGCGTACTCAAGAGCAGAAAGAGGCTGATTTTGGTAACGCTTTTTGGTAGAAAGGAGGAAAAATGGCAACAGATGGTTCAGTAGAGATTGCTGTTGATCTTACCAAAAAAGAGTTTGAAAAAGGAATTTCCTCTGTTAAAAGTGATTTAAAAAGCTTGGGTTCTTCTTCTGTATCTGCTACTGGTATGTTAGATGGAATATCAAAAGGTTTGAAATCAATGGGGGCCTCATTAACAAAAACTGGTGCTATGTGTACGGTGTTCAGTGCAGTAGCAATTAAAAGTTTTAAGAAAATGACAGATAAAGCACTAGATTTTATTGACGTATACGAAAGTGCCAGAACAATCTTTGAAAAAAGATTAGGTACAAGTGGCGCTGATGATATATATAAGGCGTTAGTAGATATAGCGTCGGAATCAAAATATTCTCAAACATATCTTGTGTCGGCAGGTCAAACATTGGTAGCAATGGGAGTTGATGCTAAGAACACAGCAAAGTACGTACAAGTTGCAACGGACGCTATGACTGGTATGGGAAAAAGTGGTACTGAAGTTCAATCAATGGCAGAGCTTTTTGGAAAAATGTCAATGCAGACGAACTTGTACAATGATGATTTAAATCAGATGGTTACAAATGGTATTAGAGTATTTGATATTTTAGCTAAAAAATATGGAACTACTACAAGTGCGATAAAAGAAATGGCAGCCGAAGGGAAAATTACAAGTACAGATTTTGAATATCTAATGGACGTGCTTTCTGGCAATGTTCAAGGCATGGAAGAATTTAGTATGGCTGGAACAGCATCTGCTGGAAAGTCAAATACTCTATCAGGAGCATTAGACAGCTTAAACACAGCATTTAGAACTCTCTCTTTAAGCATTTTGGGAGCTAAAATAAATGATGGACAAGTGAGTAATTATGAAAAATTGATTGATGTTGTTACTACTCTAAATAAAGTTATAAAAAAAGATTTAGCAACATCATTTTCTTTTGTTGGAGAATGGGTTGGAAAAGCATTGGATTCTTGCAAATCGGCGTTAGAATCTTTTAGCAGCACAATAAATTCTCTAAAACCAGAAACATTAGAAAAGATTGCAAAAGCAATAATTGGTTTAACAGTAGCAGGACCAACATTGATAGCTGCAGGAAGAGGAATTAACTTTTTAGGAGATTCTTTTTCAGGCTTGTCTAAAGGTGTCGGAATATTCAAATCTGCAGGCAATGGAATTAAAAGTATGGCAAGTAAATGTGTTGGTAGTTTGCCAAGTGTAGTTTCAACAATAGGAAGTACAGGAAAAGCATTTAAAACATTTGGCAAGGAAGTCGGAAGTGGTGTTACTACCATATTTAGTGGTGGAGTCTTCGATAAAATCGGAGGTTTCTTTAAAAGTGGATTTTCAAAAATTGGCACTGCTTTAGCAACATTAGGCTCTAAAATGCTAATTCCATTGCAAGCTTTAGGTGGTAAAATATCAGCCTTACTTGCACCAATAGGAAATGTATTAAGTGCATTTGGTAGTAAGATAGGAGCAGTATTTTCTAAAATTGGTGGTGTTTTATCAAGTGCCTTTCCTAACGTTACAGCAGGCTTGAGCAAAATAGCAGGAGCATTTGGTGGAGCGTTACAAGGAATACTAGGAAAGCTTGGAAGTTTTGCAACATCGTTCTTACCAATATTTTCAAAGGCATTTGGCATTACTGCAGTTGTTGGTTTAGTCGTTGCGGGACTTGGACTTTTGCAAAGTAACTTTGGTGAACAATTAAATAATATCTTGACAATGGTTACAACTCAAGGACCTATGATAATAACAAATCTAGTAAATGGTATCGTTTCAAAATTGCCTGATTTAATTGCCCAAGGTGCAACATTATTAAATAATTTATTAAATGCAATTATAGCAAATTTACCAGCAATAATTTCAGGTGGTATGCAAATTATTGCAACGCTCGTTTCAAGTATGGCAGCACAATTGCCAACATTAATTCCAACAGTAATTCAACTTATAATGACAATTGTACAGTCTATAATCGAGAATTTGCCAGTTATAATTGAGGCTGGTATTCAATTATTGGTTAGCTTTATACAAGGTATTGTAAACGCTATTCCACAGCTTATTGAGATGTTACCAACAATAATTGAAACAATATGCAATGTAATAACGGAGCAATTGCCTAATATCTTAAATGCTGGTATTACGATACTTGTTAGCTTGATTGAGGGACTTGTTAATGCTATTCCTCAACTGGTTGCAATGTTACCACAAATTATAACAACAATTATTAATTTCGTAGTAAATAACTTGCCAACAATAATAGATGCAGGTATTAAAATATTAATTGCTTTAATAAATGGTATTGCCAATGCTATACCACAATTAATAAGAATGTTGCCAGAGATTATTACAACCATTGTTAAAACTCTAGCACAGAATTTGCCACAGATATTAGCAGCAGGTGTTGAAATATTAACATCGTTAATTGCTGGTATTGGTTCAATGCTCGCATCATTAGGTTCGGCTGCTTGGGATATTATAACTTCAATTGCTGATGTTATAACACAATTACCAGGAAAAGCATTAGAATGGGGCAAAGATATGATTCAAGGTTTCATTGATGGTATTAAAAATATGATTAGTAATGTTGGTGATGCAGTATCAGGAATAGCAGACAAAGTAAAAAGCTTTCTTCACTTCTCTAGACCAGATAAAGGACCTTTAAGAGACTACGAAAAGTGGATGCCTGATATGGTTGAAGGTTTATCTAAAACTCTTAAAAGTTCAGCACCAGAGCTATACAGAGCAACAGAAGATATGGCTGATAAAATAGCAAGTGGTTTAGATATTTCTAGTGCTTATCAACAATTACAAGATGCCATTCAATTAGAAACTGGAAGAGTTACAGCACAAATAGGAGCTACAACATCAGCTGGAAGAGATGCTACAAGAACTATAACCAACAACAACGGAAACAATATCAACAACACACAAAACTTTTATAGCACTGTGGCTAGTCCTTACGAACAACAAAAAGAAGCAAAACAACAATTAAGGAGGTTAGCTTATGGATTATAGTATGAGTTTAAAATTCAGTAGTAACAATAAAACCTTAACAATGAAAAGAAGTGAAGAGTTTAAAATTCTTACTATTGAAGGTATTGAAGGTAGTGAATACACAATATATAAAGCTGATAGCAATCAAGACGGAATGGTTGTAACTGGTAGAAAAATAGAGCCTAGAGAAATAATCATAACTGGAGATATAAAGAAAAATGATAATGAAGATATTAACCGCAAAAAGCTAATATCTTTTTTTAATCCCAAAAGAACAGGAAGGCTTGTTATTACTAGAAACGATGTTAGTAGAATGATTGATTATGAAGTTTCTAGTTTTAATTTTACAAATACAAAAATGTGGGATTGGACAACGTTTGAAATTATACTTGAATGCCCAGATCCATTATTGAGCAGTACAGACAACTACGGCAAAAATATTGCTTTAATTACTCCACAATTTGCGTTCCCTTTAGTTATATTGGAAGGCAAAGGTAAAATAATGGGCTATAAAACATATAAAAATGATGTTGATTTAGAAAATGATGGTGATGTTCCTACTGGTTTCAAAGTTGTAATTACAGCAGAAAGTGGAACAGTTACAAATCCTAAAATATCACTTGGTTCAGGAGAATACATTGAAGTTATAACAACAATGGAAGAGGGAGATGTGCTAACAATTAATACGAACGACAGAAACAAGTCTATTACACTCAACGATGAAAATGTAATAAATAAAATAAACAGAGGTAGTACATTTTTTAATCTTGAAGTTGGAACTAATACAATAACATACGATGCCGAAGATGGCTATACGAATATGAAAGTAAATATATATTATTACAAGAAATATATAGGAATGTAGAGGTGTGGTATGATTGAATTGATTATGTTAGATAAAGACTTCGTTCCTTGCGGTATCATCGATAATTTTGCGAGTTTAATTTGGACTCGCAAATATTACGATGTTGGAACATTTAATTTAAAAATTACAATTGCAGATTACTTAAAAATTCAAAATGCTGTGTATATTTATAGTAATAGTTTTGAAGAAACCGGCAAAATTGAGGCTGTAAAATACAACAATGGCATAGATGATATAAGCGTTGAATTAAGTGGCAGATTTCTTGAAATTTTGCTTTATGACAGGGTAATTGATAGCACTAAAACATACAACAAAAAAACGGAAGTAATATGTAGAGATTTAGTAAATAGTTTTGCTATTAGTCCAAGTGATAGCAGTAGAATTATTTCTAAACTAGAGCTTGGAGACAATAACAATTTAGGTAGTAAACATAGCTTTCAAGTAACAGGGGAGAACTTAATGGAAGAGCTTTATACTTTAGCTAAACAAGACGAATTAAGTTTTAACCTTAAATATGACTATGTAAACGACAAAATCATTTTTAATATGTGGCAAGGTTTAAACAGAACAGACACACAAACAGAAAATACTTTTGCAATATTTAGCCAAAACTTCGAAAACATAGTTACAGATAATTATGCATTAGATAAGACAAAATGGAAAAATTACGCCTATGTTTTCGGCGAGGGTGAAGGTTCTGAGAGGTTGTCTGTTGAAGTTGACCTTACTAACGGAGAAGAAAGAAAAGAGCTATATGTAGACGCTAGAGATTTACAACAAGAAGATATGACAGACGATGAATATAAAGAAACTCTAACAAATAGAGGAATAGAAAAATTAACTGAATACAATAAGGTTGAAACTGCTGATTTTCAAGTTGACCCCTATTCTAATTTGAAATATAAAACTGATTTTGATTTAGGTGACTTATGCACATATAAAAACGATGAATTAGGAAAAATGGTTGATAACAGAATTGTAGAAATTTCAGAAGTATATGAAAACGGCAACGAAACAATACAAATTGTGTTTGGCGATGATTATAATTTGAAAGGAGTAGTAAATTCATGAGATACGGATTTTTTAATAGCAATATTACTGGTTACGATGAAGAAGGTATGCCAGAGTTCGACAGAGCGGAAGAGGCTGCATTTTTTGCAAAGTATTTCAGTCAATTTATTGGCAATGGTGTATATGCAAATCCTTCAACTTCGTTTCAAGTGCTAGCCGATGAAGGTATGACTGTTGCAGTACAGCCTGGAGCGTGTTTCATTAATGGTTATTTTGGCTGGATTGAAGATTCAACAACAGAAACAATAGTACTCAATGATGCCGAAGATTTAGCAAGAATTGATAGAATTGTTGCTAGACTTAATTTATCAGATAGAACAATTGAAATAGTTGTAATCAAAGGAACTGCTGCTAAAACTCCAGTTGCTCCTGATATAGAAAGAACAGACGATTATTATGATTTATGTTTAGCAAATATAAAGGTTGGTGCAAATGTTAGTACAATAAGCCAATCAGCTATTACAGACACAAGAGCAGACACTGACATTTGCGGTTATGTAACAGGAGTAGTAGACCAAGTTGATACATCAACGCTTTTTGCTCAATATGAGGCTTGGTTTAGTGAAAAAGAAGATGAGGCAGATAGCACTTTTGAAGAATGGTCACAAAAATTTTCAGACTACTACGATGCCAAAGATGATGAATTTATGGAGTGGTTTGAACATATGAAAGACCAACTATCAGAAGATGCTGCAGGAAAATTACAAGTTGAAATAGATAGCTTGACGGATATATTAGATGCAGTAGTGGACTTTGTGGCAACAGAAGACGGCGAGTATCTAGGAACTGAAGATAGTAGTTATCTAATAGGTAACGTGTAGTATAGCTATCGTGTAAGCTAGTTATACAAAAATAAAATTTATGATTTAATTAAGGAGGAAAAAATAATGAGTGTTAAAAAAATTACAGATTTAACAGAGTTAGAGAGTGCAAATAGCACTGATATTGTTCCTGTTGTAGACGTAACAAATAAAGAAACAAAGAAAATGCAGTTTGCAAATATGATAGCAAGCTTACTTCCAGCAAATGCTGGTTCGCACAACTCTATTTACAGAGGTAACGACTTAACAAAATATTTTTATGGAGAAGAAACTTACAATGGCAAAACGTTCTCAGAGGCTGTAGCTGATGCAACATTTGATAATATATTCGTAGGTGATTACATTATAGGAAAATCAAGTGGCAGAAAATATTTAGTAGGTGATTTAGATTATAGATTACATACTGGAAATACAGAAACAACTGCACATCACGTTTTAATGTTTCCAGAGCTATCTATGGGTACAGCTCAAATGAATAGTACAAATATAACAACAGGTGCATACGTTGGTAGTGAAATGTACACAACTAACTTAGCAAGCTTTAAAACAATTATTAACAATGACTTTGAAACAAGTCATATATTAACACACAAAAACCATTTTCAAAATGCTGTAACAGATGGTTACGAAAGTGGAGGAACGTGGTATGATAGCACAATTGATTTAATGAATGAGTTAATGGTTTATGGTTCTAATATATTCCACAACACATTAAATGGAACTAACTGGGTTAACAAATACGAAATTGATAAATCACAATTATCAATCTTCAAGTTAGACCATTCAAAAATAGTAGCGTTCAACGATAGCGGCAGTAGACAAACTTGGTGGCTAAGAAGTGTTGCCTCGTCTACGGGTTTCTGCTATGTGTGTGACCTTGGTAATGCCTCTGCTAGCTACGCCTCTTACTCTTTGGGCGTTCGTCCAGCTTTCCTAATCATATAATCAGGCATCTAGCAGGGCTTTACGCCCTGCGAAAGTACAAAAGAAGAAAGGAGAAATAGTATTACTCTATGTCAGAAGTTAAAAAAAGTGAACGAAAAGAAAGCTCACTTGAAACAATGCACTTAGCATATTCCATCAGAACAAGCGTGACAAAACTTGCAGAAAATAACTTTTTCCTATCAGTCGATAAGATAAATAAAGTGGTTGAAAAAAACACAAAAGGCATAAAAGATG